GTGTTCCCGTGGGAGGGGTGACAGCGGAATGGGCGATCAGGGCCTCGTAGCAGTGGCCGTCCGTGAACCGCACGATGTCCCCGGCGGCATAGGAAGTTGCCGCGCTCCATGACACCGCGCCGTACTGGTAGGGACGGAGGCGATAGTGCACCCATACGTCCGTCACCGCGAGATCGGGGTCAAGCAGAATCCGATCGTCGCGCAGGGAATATCCCAGCTCCTTGGGGGTGAGTGTCTTGTCGGGATCATCCAGGTAGATCCCGAAGATCTCGCCGAAGGGCTCCTGACCCGCCTGCTCGTAGGAGAGATAGAGCGAGTCACCATCCAGCTCGGCGGTGCGCTGCTCGATGCGGCAGAGCTCCGGCCAGCGATCCCACTCCCAGGCGATGGAGATGCGGGAGTTCAGGTACTCCGTGAGGGCGGCGCGGGTGGAGGTCTGGAGGGTGGCCGAGGGGTCGAGGCCCATGCGGGCGGCGACACCGGTGAGGATCTTTTCGTAGGAGGTTGATTTCATGGTGAAAGGCTGAAGGCTGAAGGCTAAAGGCTGAAGGCTGAAGGAGGGGAAATTGGAAAGTGGAAAGAGGAAAGTGGAAATGGGGACGCTCTGATTTTCGCTTTTAGATTTTCGCTTTTCGCTTTCTGTATTTACCTATTCAGGATGTAAGCAAGTCCTACGGCGATCATCACGACCGCGCCGGTGATCTGGCTGTCTTCCCTGATGCCGCGCTTGACCAGCTCCGTCCTGGTCTCGTTGTAGGCGATCATGTGAAGGACGGTGCCGGGGTAGCGTGTCTCGCGGGCGGCCCAGACACGACCGCGGGCGATGGGGTAGCAGCGGAGGAAGAGGCGGAAATCGCGGAGGAGGGGCATGGGGGTTTAGGCTGAAGGCTGAAGGCTGAAGGCTGTTAGGACTGAGCCGGATACTGCGATGCGTAGGAGTCGGCGGCGCGGGAAAGCACCCATGCGAGATAGGCTTCATCCGTCTCGAAGGGTGCGTCCGAGTCGGAGGGAGGGGTCGCGTTGTGGGCGAGCCTTGCGGCGGTGATGCCTCGGAGTTGCTCGTCGGATAGGTCGAGATTAAGCGTCATGGTCTTCGGAGGGTTCGGGGGTGATTGCTTTGGCGAGAGTTTCGATTGCGGTTTGGATAGCGATGAATCCCTGTCTGGAGATGGCGTTGATGTTGCGAGGCTCAAGAACTTCGGAGAGGAGTTGCAGGGCTTGTTGCGGTGTCATTTGGTTGTTCATAAATTACCAAGTTGAGAGCGCGGCCCTCTTCCATGTGTTCGTAGCGGTGCAAACATAGATGTAGTTGGCGTCCCATTGGATGTCTCCAGTCGTTCCCGTTGCCGTTGCAGAGGAGGGGGTGGCGGAGCCTTCAAGACGAAGGCTTCCTACAGAAGTAATTCGGAATAGCGTGCTTACCACTACGGAGTTTCCGATATTTATTTTGGTCGTGCCTGCACTTCTTAACTGAGTTGTTCCAGAGCTCCCGCAATCTATAATCGCACTTAATGCTCCTACGAGTCGAAAATCCCTCGCCGCCCCCGTCCCGCCCGCCTCGGTTCCGATTTCGAGGACGTTGCTGTTCCAGCGCATGAAGCCGCGCTCGTAGTTGGATGCGTCCGTGAAGGTGTTATACAGACGGAAGGTCTGGGCATTCGTTCCATTTCGCAGGGCGACTACCCCAGTACCATCACATAAAATGCGAGCATGAAATGCTGTTCCAGAGTTGTTAGATGCGGCAAAATTAAATCCAAGATTTGTGTCTGCATTTGCCGTAATGCCAAGCGAATTAACAATACCTCTGACCGTGCCGTTATGCGTAAGAGCAAGGTGTGCGGATGAAGTCCACCCAATCCCGCTAGATGGCAATCCAGCAGCGTTAATGTTGTAAGCCCCTGTTTTGGTGATAGAAGCTACGGAAGTTCCGTTGCGCTGAAAATCAGCAACAAGACTAGCCGCATTACTCGCCGTGTCGGTGATGTTGAGCAGGATGCCCCTTGCGATGCCCGTCGTGTTCCAAGTTCCCGACAAGTCGAGAAGAGGTGTCGTGTTCGTGCCCGTGACGCTGTAGCTTGCAGTCAAGGCCGAGGTGTTTGCAGGGGCGGTGATCGTCTGGCCATCGGTGAAGGTATTAGCACCGAGAGTCGCACCACCTCCACCACCAGATCCGACCAGATCGAGCTTGCCCGTGATAGGGTTGAAAGCAAATGCCATGACTAGCTCTTGGTGACGCTGACGAGATCGCTGCCGCTATAGGCAAGCGTGAGTGTCGCAACCGTAGTGCCGCCACTCCCGCCCGACTTGTAGACTACCCCCGTCAGGTTCCCCGATGTGTAGGAGAGGCTGATGAAATCATTCGGCGGGATCGCCATGCCAGCGATGGAGGCCGCACTTGCCTTCGTCGCAGCCAAGTCTGCGGCCTGTGTCGTGAGCAGGGCGTTGGTGACATCCTGCTTACCCTCGATCTGGTCAGTGTTGACGTTGAGGTTGTCGAGCTGGACGCCTCCGATCTGGAGCTTACCGCTGGCATCGACGGCGACGGGGACTTTGTTTCCGGTGGGATCTTTCCCGACGATTAGATTTGCACTCATGAGAAATTGTTAATTGTTAATTGTTTGGATTGTTTATTGGGCAATCAGCAATCAGGAATCAGCAATCAACAATTAGCCTTGGCCTTGGCCAAGGCTCTGCAAGGCAGGCACCGCGCCCATGCGCCCGATCTGGGCGTTCTGTTGTTGTTGCATCTGGAACTCAAAGCTCTGCACCCGTGCGTCGATCATCTTCCGGAAGATCTCGTCCTGCTGGTAGCGTTGGGTGACGGCGGGGTTGGACTGGATGGTTTGCTGGAGGACCTGGAGGCGGACTTGGGGATTGCCACCTTCCTTGAGCGGGGGCTCGGCACCGGCGGCGATCTTGGTGAACTGCACCTGCTCATCCTCGGCCTCGGCGGCTGCGGCCACCCCGGCATCCCGGACGAGGTTCTCTCCCAGGACGGGATCCACGGCTCCCATGATGAACTTGACCAGACCCGCACGGTCGATGACTCCCGCGACATCGAGCGGGATGGCCACCTTGGCGATGTAGTCGAGCTTCTTCCCGAGGAACTCGTTGTCGAGATCCCTGACATCGAAGTCGGCCTGAAGGTCGAACTGTCCCTGGATCTCCTCGCGGGATAGCTGGAACTTGCCGGGCAGCATCCCGACGATCCGCTGGACCTGGGCGTCGGTGAGATACTGCTGCATGAGCTGGAGGGTCTGGGCGACGGCCAGCTTCATGTCGGTCAGGAAGCTATCGACCAAGTCCTGCTGGGCGAGCATGGTGCGGGCCGGGGCGATGGCGGCCGTCGCGCGGCCGAAATACTCATCCACGTCGCCACGGGTGGACTGCTCGACTTCGATGGTTCCCTTGTCAAACGGAGGCGGCTCCATCCATCCGAACTCTCCGGGCCTGCGCTCGGGGATCTGGGTGCCGGGGCCGAAGACCAGCTCGATCTTCCCACGATTCGCCGGGACGCGGACGGGAGGTAAGATGGCGATGGAGGCGCGGTCGCTCCGGTAATCCCGCTGGGTCTTGATCTCCATCTGCTGGGTGGCGACCAGCTCGGGGATGCCGCGTGACTCCAGGAGATTCCGGCTGGTCCGCTCGCGGGGTAGCTCGATGAAGGGGAACTGGCCGTGCTCGTAGGGGGAGATGTCGTGCTTGGCGACGAGATCGGTGACGGCCGTATTGAGGACGGTGCACTCGACGCGGGTGGCTCCCTTGTCGTGGACCTTGCGGTAGAGGTGGAAGACTTCGATCAGGTCGCGGTCGTTGTCGGTGAGGTGCTCGTTGTTGCGGAGGACGTTCCGGTTGACCCGCTGGGTCATGCCCTTCTGCTTGACGGCACGCTCGACCCACTCGGCGTCGTAGCCCTCGGTCAGCTCGCGCTCACGCAGCTCCTCCTCGGTGATCAGCTCACGGCGGGCGACCCACGGGGCCCGCTGGATCGACCAGCAGGAGGCGGGGAAGAGGATGTCCTCCAGTGGCTCGAGGGCTACCCACTCGGGCTTGCTCTCAAAGATGTAGGGTGACTCGTACTCAAAGATCCCCTTCTCGCGCAGGGCGCGGACGGCCGAGAGCTCCCCGGCCTCCTCGGCCAGCAGGGCCAGCATGGCTCGGGCGCTCTCCTCCTGAAGGGGATCGAGGATCGCCTCGACCAGGGCGGCGGCGGCTCCGTCTCCTTGCAGGGCGACATTCTGAATCTCCTCCAGGGTGATCGACTTCTTCTCGATCCGGGTGGTGGTCCTCCAGAAGATCCCCATGAAGGAGAGGCCGAAGGTCTCCCTGATCTGAAGCGCCAGCTCCACCTCGCGCCGGAGGTCGTCGAGGCAGTGAACCTTCATCATCCAGTTGAGCGCGACCTGCACGGCCTGCTTGATGATGGAGTCGCTCGACTCGACCGGCTGGACCTGCATCCGGGCGGCGAAGAAGGCCCGCTTGAGCAGCCGGACATTTTCATTCGTGATGGTGTCGGCCAGCCTAATTCTTGAATCGGCGGCTCCGTCCCAAGGGAAGGGCTTCCGGCCGAGCGATGACTGATGCTTGCGGCCATCCTCGCTCTGACCCGCCCATAAACAGAAGCGGGTGTTGAAGTTCTCGACCTTCCGCCCGTAGTAATAGGAGGCATCGGCCTCAGCCTGGGAGATCTCGGAGAGAAGGGTGGAGATTTGGGAACGATCCATGGGGAATTTGTTAATTGCTAATTCTTAATTGTTTATTCCTTGGAGGGGCGTCGGTCTGTTGGAGCAATCAACAATCAACAATTATCGGGTGATCCTTATCTTCCTCTCCGCCTTCGGTGCGGCGCAGTGGGGGTTCTTCTTGAGGAAGTCGGCGCGGAATCCCTTGTCCTGCCAGCAGCCGCGCTCTTTCCAGTTCCAGTACCAGTAGGCGTCGGCATCGACGCTCATGGTGTGCTGGCCGATCCCCTCGATCATGGCGCTCTCGATGCGGGAATGCGCCTGGGCGACCTGACGCTGGCGGATCTCGGCCATGACGGCGGAGGCGTGCCAGCCGGAGTAGAGCTCCTTCTTGATGAGGTCAAGCACCTCGGGATCGTCGATCCCTATGTTCTCTTCAGTAATCATTCCCCTGTGTGATCTGTGATCTGGCTGGGATGCTCCCCCCATGACAGGGGAGCATCCGGTGTCAGACCACCCGATTAGGAAGCGGTCGAAGCGATCTTTCCAAACCCACGCGGCGAGTGAACTACGAGGCCCGCAATGGCATCAATGATGCCTCGGGGTCCACCACCGCGGTCTTCAAGCTCGCGGAAGGCAGGGCGGCGACCGTAGCGCACCTCGACCATCTCGGGGTCGATGATGTATCCACGGCGGCTCTGAACCGCTGCGTTCCCGTCTTGGGCAAGAAGAAGGGAAGGGAGGAGCTGGGTCGATCCAAAGTCACCCTCGAAAAGATCGATCGTCGAAACGATTTTCTTTTCGGAGGCGTTCTGGTTGTAGGTCTTGACGTTCAAGGCCACGTTGGCCGAGCCAGCCTGGGTGCGGGTGAACTCCGTGAAGCGGCGCTTCAGGGTCGGGCCGCAGAGCAGCACGAGCGACTTGACGGTGCCGGTCTGCTCGTAGATCGCCTGGAGCATGTTCTGGATGCTGCCCTCGGTGATCGAGTCAGTCGCGGTCGTGCTGATCGCACCGGCCACGGAGCGGTAGTCGCTCGGGACGGGGAGATCTGCGGCGGCTCCGGTAGCAATCCACGCGCCCAATCCACGGGTGCGGTACGGGGTGCTGGCTCCGCTCTGCTGGACGCTGTCGCTGTCCGAGCAGAAGGCGGCCTCGATGTCGCGGCCGAGCTCCTCGATGGACTTGGCGGCACCACGGGCCATCTCCTTCTTGCGGCCGACACCGGCGACATCGGAGATGTTTGCGGCGAAATCGTCCACCATGATGGAGCGGCGGAACTTCTGGCAACGGCCGGAGAGCTTCGCACGCTGGGCGGCTGGGCTGTCGTAGGTCGAGACGTCGTCACCGGCCATGACGCCAGCGAAGGAGGGGGCATTGTAGCCGTCTGCTTGCCAGGAGAAGACGTCGGGGTTGACGAGTTCGGCACCCTTCTTGGCGAGGGCGAGGAGGGGCTTGGACTTGGCGTCCACGACGGCGATGAGATCGCTCAGGTCCTCGCGGAGGCCCTTGCTGATCTGGTCATTGATAGTGAGTAGGGGCATGATGGTTGGTTGGTTGTTCGGAGTCGGCGGGGGTAGTTGTGCCTATCCGTGTAGTTATCCGAGGAGTGATTCCATGAGGGCTGTGACCGAGTCTCGGTCTCCACCCTCCAAAGCTTTCTGGAGCGACGCGGCATCGCGGGCGCTCTTGGCCGGGATCTTCGACTTGCCTGTCACCTTCGGAGGTTCCGGCGCGGGTGACTGCGCCTTCCGGGAGGGGGAAGCGGCTGGGGCTGAGGCTGATTTAGCCTTGGCCTGTGCTTCCTGACGCGCCATGCGGGCCTGCTGGCCGACAAGTGCGTCACCGATGATCAGCTCGACATTGGGATACTTGCCCATTGCGGGGTACTGCTTGAGGATGTCCCGGAGCGCCTTGCTCTCGGCCGAGCCCTGGGTGAAGAAGGCGGGGTAGGCCGTCTGGGCCTCGGCCCGACTGGTCTCCCTCTGCGCCAACCATGCCCGTCGTGCCGGTCCGTGATCGGTCACGATCGCGTCGGCGGCTGCGAGGTGTCGCGCCATCTCGGCGGAATCGACATACTCCTCACTGCCATCGGCCCCCTTCACGGTGGCCCCGTCGCGGTTGGTCATGGCCCAGGTACGCACCCTCTTGGCGGTGGCGATCCTGGCATCCAGGTCCTCGATGGACTCGACGTCGGTGAGCGGATCCTCGGGAGTCGGCTGGAGCACCACCTTGGAGGCGGCGGCCAGTTCCGTCCTGAGTCGTTCCGTTTCCTCGCGGGTCTTCTCCAGCGCCTCCTCGGCCTCGCGCCTCTTGGCGGTCAGCTTGTCGATGCGCTTGAGCAGCTTGTCAGCCTTGGGGGACCGGGCCTCGCCCTTCTCTGTGTCCTCGCTGTCGGCTTCCTCCGCGTCGTCGTCCTCCTCGTCGGATGATTCCTCACCCTCCTTGGAGTCTTCCTCTTGCTTCTCCTCACCCGTCGTGGAGGCTTCCTCCTGCACGGATGATGCTGATTCATCGTTCCCGGAGTCTTCGGTGGCCTCGGGCTTCTCAGCCGTGGGCTCCTCTTCCTCCGTTGCGGGCTTCGCGCTTTCAACTCGGATGCTCTCCGGGAGGAATGCTGCGATGTCCGTCAGACTAATCTCGTTCTCTGCTGCCATAGGTAAAATCCCCTAAGTGGAAACAAGCCCCATTTGTCCCTGCTCTCCGATCAGGCTGGCCGGGCTAGGTATTGCCGCCTGATAACTCGCACTCGTCAGGTATCGAGGGGGGAGGTGTCAATAACTTTCTAACTGGAACCAGTTAGAAAGAAATGAAGAATGAAAAATGATGAATGATAAAACGGGGAGAGAACCTAGCAGCCTTCAGCTTTCAGCCTTCAGCCTTTCTCCCCATGGGATCGGGGGAGGATCAGGTCGCTATGCTCTGGGATAGCCCCAGAACACCCCTCATTGCCTCCCCCGTCCTAAGCTGGAGCCGCCGGAGCGACCCCGCAACACTTCCCACGAATGGTAGGTGTGTAATTCTTAGCCCTCGACTCAGCTCTTCAGCCTTCAGCCTTCAGCCTTCAGCCTCCCTCATCAGCCTTCAGCCTTCAGCCTTCAGCCTTTGAATTTGTAGTGATGGATGGGGTAGAGGCCGCGGCCGGTCGTCATCCTGCGGTATTTTCGCATGACGCATTGCTTGGAAATGAGGGCCTGCTTGATCAGGCCGAAGGCAGTCGCTCGGGAGAGATTCCATTCCGCCGCGCATTCCTCGGTCGTGAACCAACCCTCCGGCACGACGTCCTCCTTGAGGGTACGCATGGAGACAAGTGGGGGCGGGCGATTCATTGGAACTTCCCGGCGAGTGAGCCCAGGAGGCTCTTCCCGCCGATGATGGGGATATTCAGATGGAGGAACTCGCCGCTTCTAGCGACAAGCTGGATGGCGTGTCCGTGGCTCCACGAGGTGGGAAACGTGTGGCACCACAGGGGTTGCAACTCGCAGAGACAGCCCGGATTCCAACTCTTGATCTGGCCGGTGTGGACCGGCCGGGCGCTCGATGACTGCTCCCGGTGGGTGTGTCCGAAGACGATATTGCCAGCGAAACTCTGGAGCATCGTTGTCGTCGCCTGCTTGCTGGTGCTCGATCCGTGGGTGAAGTAGCACTTCCCGCGCTTGATGGTACCACTGAGCGAGAGCTCATCGTAGCATTCGGCCTGCCGGTAGTAGGGGATGCCTCTCTCCTTCAACCGCAGCAGGAACTCGGGTGCGAAGGCCCGCCTCAGATACTCTGCATCCTTGGAGTTGCGGAGCGTCTGGGTCATGGCCCATTGCTCGATCCTCCGCTCGTGATTTCCCTCGATATACTCGACCTTGGCTCGGGGGGCTGCCGACTGGACGGCATCGAGGAAGGCATTGGTGGCGGCGATGTCGGCCTCGTAGGTGTAATCGCTTTCCGCAACGAATCCCATGACGTGGTGCTGGGCTAGGAATCCGCCGCAATCGACATGATCGCCGAGGAGAATCACCTCATCGGGGTCGAGGGCCTTGATGTCGCCGAGGCAGGCGGCCAGAGCGCCCTTGTCCACCTTCGCACCATGGGTGTCGGGGATGATGACCCGGACGATGTCCTCCTTCCCCCGGCGGGTGGGGCGTGCAGGCGCGACGGGTCGCACCCTGGCGGTGTGGAGGTGGCGGTCGAGCGTGGCGGCGAGCTTGGCCTTGGCCGATTCGCTGGCCTTGAGCTGTTCCTTGAGACGGATGATCTCGGCAGCCGAGGCGGCAGTCTGGATCTCCGAGCGGACGCTGGCGGCCCGCGGAATGCGTGGTTGTTTCTTTCCCATAGTGTCCCTTTCTCCCCCGAGATACGGGGGATGAGCGTCCGTCAACGCTGACGGACCGACTCCTGACGCCTGCGTTCCAACTCGTGACGCACTGTGCGGATCATGTCAAGCCCTCCTGCACAATGGGCGAGCAGACCCGGCTTGTCGGCCACGGTCGCCGCGCTCACCAGCTCGATCTGATCGGCCTCGGCATCGGCGAGCAGCTCCTGCAATCCCCGCCACCAGAGCGGCTCATCATCGAGCCCGACGGAGAAGGCCATGAGCCGCTCCTCGTCTGAAAGACGAGAAGCGGCGAATGATGAAGGATGAATGATGAATGATGAAGGGCTGAAGAGGGACTTGATGCGGTGGATGATGTAGGTGATGGGGTTCATTGGGTTGGTAGTTGGGAGTTAGGAGTTGGTAGTTGGGGGTTGATTCACAGGGATGAAGGGGATGAAAGGGATGCTTTGAATGCGTTGAGTTCATTGACGAAATCAGGGAAGTAAAGTTCGCTTGATAATGCTTCGCCGATGGCGACGGCACGGGACAGTTGCGCCTTCAGCCTCTCGACCTCGGCCTGTGCCTTGCATTGGTTCTCTAGCGAGATGGCAAGTTCGCGTTCGAGATCCCGTGCGAGGTTCACGATGTCGTCGTGCGTGTGGAATTTCCAGAACACGGCATCCGTTCGCGGTGTGTCTGTTTTATCATTTTTCATTTTTCATTTTTCATTTCCCCGTCAGTACGTTCCACCGGAACGGACTGACAGGATCTCCCCTTCGACGTTCGTCACTCCTGACAGGCAGAAGTATCTCAGGCAGTCGATGGGGTCTTTGAGCGCTCCGGTCTTCCCGTCGGCGCCGGTCCATTCCTTGAGGGCGTGGATGGTGTTCTTGCACTCCTCAGAGACGTAGAGCCGGGGCTGGTTCAGCGCATCGACCGGCTTCCCCGTGTCGTAGTGGAGCCAGTCATTGATCAGGTCGATCCCCTCGTCGATGTTCGTTCCGGGTGTGGCGACGAAGTTCAGGCCGAGCTCGGCGCATTCCTCAATGAGGGTGGTCGCGCTCTCGCGGGCGACGGTGGCGGCATTCCCATAGCGGCTGTCCATCCAGCGCTCAAAGACTTGCTCTCCCTTCTCCAGTCGCTCGATCTCCTCCTTGTAGCGCTCCAGTCCGAAGCCGAAGCTCTTCTGCGCCGGACCGGCACGGCCGTCGGCCTTCTTCCCGTCGGGCTCGGCCCATGCCCCAGCATAACCGACGCCGTCGATGTAGTCCTGGCCGGGCCACTCCCGATAGACAAAGGCCCTGCCCGAGTCGTCGATCAGGAGCCACATCTGGAACCAGTTCCTGCCTGAGCAGGGATCGACAAACTGGTATCGTGTCCCCTTGGTCGGGATGCGGGTCTGGGGGATGACATGGACCCGGTCACTGAAGAGGGGGAAGCGTCCGGCGATCGCCTTGGTCGGGACGCCGTAGGCTCGGCAGAGGATCTCGGGTCGGGCGGCCTTCTCCAGCTCTTCCCTCATGCGGGTCCAGCCTGCCCAGGGATTGTTCCGGGTGTGGAAATACAAGACGCTCGCCTTCCTGCGGACGCACTTCTGGATGACCGGCACCTTCTCATGGCCGGTCAGAGTCCTCTTCCCCTCGACGTCGCCGTAGATCGGGAGCAGCTCGGCATCGGCCTCCTCGGTCGTCTCGGCCCCGGTAAGGTAATCCTTCACGGTGGCGGAGTAACCCTCGACCGGCGTGAAGCTGACGATCAGCTTGCCATTCCGGTCGAGCAGGCGGTAGCGCATGGTGGTCAGCCAGTCGAGCGGCACGAGCTCGTCGCACCAGATGATGTCGAGCTCGCCACCCTCGATCGTGGAGACATCCTGGGCGTAGTTGCGGAACCAGCACTGGGAGCCATTCGGAAGGACAAAGGCATTCTCCGAGAAGCCGTTCTTCTGGGAGTAGGAGATATTGGTGACCTGAGTCTTCTTGGCGGTCTTCCACTCCAAGGGCATGTTGTGCCAGATGTAGGGCTGCTGCATCTCGACGCTATTGGGAGCGGTCGTCTGGAAGCACCAGGCACGAGCACGAGGCTTCTCCACCAGCGCACGCATCACCTCACGGGCGGCCCAGGAGGATTTCCCCGAGCGGTTGCCCCCCATGACGAGCACCTCCCGGTCATGCTCCAGCACGGCGCTGGCCCGCTTCCAGTGATCAGGGACAAAGCCATGCCGGAAAGGGTCCTCCCGCTCCTTGCGGATCAGCTCTTCCCTAAGCTGGGCGGCGGCCAGCCACTGATCGGGGGGAAGCGTCGCGGGAGGAACCGGCAGGGCGGGATGGGGGGTAGGTGTCCAGGATTTGGGCATGGGCGGAGGGGAGGCTGTTAGGCTGAAGGCTGAAGGCTGAAGGCTGGTCGGTCAGAGGATCTAACTGGATCCAGTGGGAAGGAGGGCAGACTCACAGGGATGAAGGGGATGAAAGGGATGGGGTCTATTTCCGCATCAGGCGGGTGAGGATCTTCTCGATCAGGAAATGCTGGAGGTAGGTGGTGGCCTCCTCGTGCTTGCGCTTCTCGCGGACGCCGCGTGAGTTGAGGATGTCGCGGGCGGCGTGCAGGGCCTCGTGAGCCAGGACGGCGTGCATCTCGGGGGTGGACTTCCACTCGGTCAGGAAGATGACGCTGCCGATCTGCTTAGTCCGCACGCTCAGGCCGTCCGCGCCCTTCAGCTCATGGACATGCTTCGGCTTGTCGCAACCCTTGCGGTGCAACCATGCCAGGGCGCTCTTGTGATCGGCAGGCCAGACGATCCAGCATCCGTCCCGATAGATGTCAACTTCGACGCGGTGTTCGTTCATGGGTGAGGAGAAACGGTGCGGTGGGAAGGCTGAGTCGAGGGTCGGTAATTTTTCAAATGATCAAATCCCCACGCGGATGGTGAAATTCCGATAATTTCGAGGTGATATTTTAACACCTTCAGGACTTCATCATTAAGCGGCCACGTGCATGATTTCGGCTTCCATGAAAAATCTTTATGATGCTCGGCAAGCGCTTCTTGATAAATACAACACCGCTCCGTTTGCCCATGAGCTCCTGATCCGCACAAGTAATACCTTTTTGCCGGGGTGAAATCGGGAGCGCCACAAAACCTACAAAATGATTGCCTCTCTAGATTCGCTCTATCCTCTGCGCCTCTGCGTCTCTGCGCGAAAATCTGATCCCAATTATCCCGGTACTCGCGGCTGAAGCAGCTCCTCGGGCTGTCTCCCTTCCCGGCGCTCATGGCTTGGCCTCCTTCAGCTTTTGGATCTCGTCGCGGTGTAGGTCGGTTGCGAAGTCCACTAGCAAGCCGAGACGGGCATAGAATGTCTCCTTGCCGTGACCTGCTAGGTGTTCGTCTGCCCATTTCCTGCAATACTCCATGACTTTAAGCAGTCTTTCCTCCTCCTGCTTTGGCAACAGGCGGCGGGTGCGGAAGCGAACTTCTGGTTTTCTCTTGTCGTTAATTGGTATGACTAGGTTTGGTGAAACTGGAATCCACATTCCAAGACTGAACACCTCATCCCCCTCTTGGATCACCTCGTCAGGGCCAAGCTCTCGCCATTCGGGAGCGGGTTCAGTAGTCAAGGGTTCCTTAATAACTGGTTCCTCTGGCACGAGGGCGAGTCGGGCTTCGTATCTGTTGAGGATGTCTCGGAGTTCTTGGGCCTCGCGCAGAGTATTGAGGTGAAATCCCGTGTTGAAATCCTTGGGGCCATCCTTCCTGCGGAGCCTTGCCATGTCGTAATAACAGGGGTCGCTGAAGCATTCCCAAGGGCCGCTGACTTCTGTAGTTGTCTTCATTTCATCATTCATCATTCATCCTTCATCATTTGCCTTTGATCAGCCATTGCGCCTCGCCGAGCATGTCCCCCACTCCGGCACGGTAGCCGAGCATGAAGGCGTGCTCGAAGCGCTCCATGGCGTCGATGACTCCATTCCCCTCGCGGCCGAGATAGCGGATCCCCTCGGTCTTCCAGATCTGTTTCCAGAGCGGATCAGGATCGGACGGATCGGGAATAGGTGATGGGGAATGGGTGATAGGGGCCGAGAAATCCATGGGAACTGTGTCCCGATCACGCAGGATGGCCGTCCTCCTGCGCTTCTCCTCAGCCGCCTTGTAGGCGTTCTGTAACTTGGTATCGCTCATGTTGTATCTCCTGTTGTGCCTTTAGCCTTTAGCCTTCAGCCTTTAGCCTCTTCCTTGATTCGCCACGGGAACGGATGGCCGGTCCTTTTCAGTCTCTCCAGCACCATGGAGCCCAGCGGCCACCGGCCTGCCGGGGTGACTGCCCGTGGTAAATTCAAATCCCTGATCCCGCGCCTGGACGGCCATGTCGAGGCAGTTCAGGTATCCGGCGGCATCGACGCGGTTGTCCCGCTTGGGCTTGTAAGCCTCCCGTGCCAGCTTCACGCAGACCATGAAAAGGATGGCCTCCTCTGTTGAAATATCATGGCCGGTCAGTGAGTTAAACGCGGCGCTCACCCGGCCGTAGCCATGGGAGGGATGGCCGTAGGAGTCGTTCCTGTCCTGGGTGGTGAGGTGCTCGGCCTCGCTCAGGATGGAGTTACTCGACTGACCGGAGAGATGACCCTCCAGCTCGGCGATGCGATCCTTCAGGGAGGCGATGTAGGCGACATGCGCCGGGGTGAACATGGGATTAACCTTTGGCTGGCCCGGCCGTTGCTTCGCATCCGTTACGGCACTTTTCACTTTTGGACTTTTCACTTTTTTCATAATTAGTGTTTCTGGCGTTTCTCTTTGTTGTTGGAGTAGAGGGCTTCCGTGACGTTGGCGAAGCGGGTGTATTCGGCCTCGAACTTGAGGTTCACCGTTCCGACGGGGCCGTTGCGCTGCTTGGCAACGATCAGCTCGACCGAGCCGTCATCGAGGCTGTTCCCGTCGCTGTCCTTCATCCCCTTCTTCGGACGGTGGAGCATGACGACGATGTCGGCATCCTGCTCGATCTGGCCGGACTCGCGCAGGTCGGCGAGCTTCGGTGCGCTCCGCTCCTCGGCATTCCTCCCGAGCTGGGTGGCGGCGATGACAGGGACGCCGAGTTCCTTGGCGGTGGCCTTTAGGGCCATGGAGATCTCGGCCACTTCGTAGGCGCGGTTCTCTTGGGCTCGCTTGCTCGTACTCCGCATGAGCTGGAGGTAGTCCACGACGATGCACTTCACCCCGTGCTTCACGACGGCGCGGCGGGCGCGGCCTCGGAAGTCGAAGATATTCAGTGATGGGGTCTCGTCGATGTGGAGGGGGAGGTGGCCGATCTTGCTGGCGGCGACCGGCATGCGCTGCATGTCGCTCTTGTTCATGAATCCGTCCCGGACACGCTTCAAATCGAGCGGCATCTCGGTGCAGATCATGCGGGAGGCGAGGTCAACTCCAGTCATTTCCAGTGAGAAAACGGCCACGGGAAAGCCAGCCTCGGCCATGGCGGTCGCCCACTGGACGGAGAGGGCGCTCTTCCCCATGCCGGGCCGTCCCGCGACGACGACCATCTGGCCGGGGCGCAGCCCCCCGGTCATGCGGTCGAAGTCGGTGGTCATGGTGGGGAGGCCGACGCATTTGCCACGGTTCTTGTAGGTACTCTCGATCCCCTCGATGGCCTCCATGACATACCCCTCGATGTGCTTCAGCGAGGTCTCGGCCTTGGTCCCTCCCCGGAGCTGGAGCCAGCGGGCCTCGACTTCATTCAGCAGGACATGGGGCTCGTTCACGCTCTCGACCGCCATGCGGGCGGTCTCATTGGCGACCCTCAGGATGGCTCTCCTCATGGCCTTCTCCCGCAGGATGTCGGCGTAGGCGATGACATTCGCGGAAGTCGGGATGAAGATGGCGATCTCGGTGAGGTAGGCGGGGTTCTCCTTGATCACGGGGAGGTCGCGCAGGGCGTCGCTGATCGAGATGAGGTCGATGGGCTTGCGGTCGAGGAAGCGCTGCTTCAGGCACTCCCAGACGACCATGTGGGTGGGATCGAAGAAGTGATCCCCGGTGAGATCCCCCAGCTCCTCCATGCACTCGGGCTGAATCATGCAGGAGCAGAGGACTCCCTTCTCGGCATCCCTGTTGTAGGGAATGCCACTGCGGGTGAGGTCGGTGCTCATACGAGGTTCCTGCTGGTGATGGAGACTTCGGCCTTCACAATCTTGCACGCCTTCAGGACGGCGAAGCCTCGGGCATGATTCGGATGCTTGGCCGCCAGCCTGTGGGCCTCTGCGCACGCTTCCTCATAGGTGGCGTGCTCTCGGGTGGGGTGGGCGTCGGCCTTGGTGACGCAGCCCGACCCGAGCCTGACGACCATCCAGAAGATGGCATCGGGGTTGTCGGGATGGGCTGGCTTGGTGTTCACCTGGGCGAACTCGTAGGGATCGTAGTTGATGGTGGTTGTCATGGTGTTTTAGGTAATCGGTAATAGGTGATAGGGAATCGGGTGGTTGGTTTTCTTCAGCCTTCAGCCTTCAGCCTTCAGTCTTCAGCCTTTCTTTAGGTTTTCGGCGTGAAGAAGAAGAGGACCGCCAGAGCAATGCCCATGGCGGCGGTGAGGGTGGTGTTAATGGTCTCGGGATTCATCATTCTTCATTCTTCATTCATCCTTTCCCCTAGAACGGGATGTCATCCTCAGCCATCTCGGGCTGGGGCGTGGCCGGTGGCTTCGGAGCAGGGGCGGGTGCCTGGCGCTTCTCCCCGAGGTGCTTCCAGTTACCCAGGATGGGGAGCTGGCTGTCCCCACGGTCGCGCTCTTCCTTAGTCTGGTTCTGCTTGACGAAGCCGTCATTCCCGTGGGCGTCCGGCTTGTCAAAGAGGACGAGGTTCACGAAGACGGCTGGCTGGCCGGACTTGCGGGTGATCCGCTTAAAGCGGGCCTTGTCGAGGAGGGTGACGTCGATGTCGATGGCGATGGGCATGGTAGTTGGGTTGTGGGTTGTTTGTTGGTGGTTACTGGATTTCGGAGAGGATGCTGGCGAGTTGTCTGGCGCTGAGTTCGCAGGGGTGATTGATGATCACCTTGCGGCCACGCACGCTATAAACGGGAAGGGAAGACATGACCTTGCCCTTGGCGCGGTCTGCCTCGTTCCTGGACTCAATGAACGCTCTCTGCGCGGCCAAGGATCGAACGGCTCCCCGGTCAAATACCTGCCTGCATTGCGCGGGTGTCAGGTTCTCGGGAGCCACTTGAAGGGTCTCCGTGCCGGATTCCGTGATGATGAGCAGCTCGACAGTTCCATCCTGAAGCCTTGCCTGCTCGGAGTAGGGCAGCTTGATCATGTGATCCGCCGCCGGATAGTCGGCGACAAGTAGGCGAGGAAGGATCTGCTTGCGTCCTAGCGACTCGAACCTCCCGACGATGGCCTCGGTCAGGCACGAGGACGACCCCGCGATCTCCGGCACGGTCAGTCCGTGCTCGTCGATCAGCGCGACGACGACCTCTCCGGCCTTGGCCCAGCATTCGAGGCCCTGAGTGATCAGCTCTGCGAACTCAGAGATAAGCGGAGCGCTGGCCGCAGGGATCTTGGTGTGGTGTTTTGCTAGTGTTGTCATGGTGTTGTGTTTTGGGTTTGGTGTTTATGCTGCTACTAAATCCATTAGTCGCTTGATCCCGATCAGGGACTGGAAGAAGAACTTCTCCGACTTGCTGACTGGCCGAATCTTGGAAATCTTCCGAATGCGGCGGCTGATAAAGGTCACGATCTGTGACTTGCGGATGCGCTCCTTCTTCTCGTAGAGGAACGCACGGGGATCTTGATGCTTGAGGCCAAGTGCCATCTTGATCAGATGAAAGCGATCTCCCGAAAGGAAGGTCGGACCTGCCGCCTTCCTACTGGGGCCGTAAATAAAAGCCTTAAGCAGATTACTAAAACCTCCCCCAATAATCACTTCACTCAACGGCCTCCGCAGGAGAGATAAGACAAAGACTCTCCTTGGTGGAAATTGCATAGCTAGCGGAAACGCCTCAGTTCTATACCTCCACACCAGTCCGGTGCGGGGGCAGATCCTAACCGGAGCAACCGCAAACTCCGTGATATTCCAGCGATCAGGACAAGGTAAGTATTGTGTCCTATCGTACCAGTTGGATGACGACGGAATGTTTCTTTTAATCATCTCAAGCGTGATCTCTTGATCCCACAGGCCACCCATGGCCGTTGTCTGTATCGACCTAAATCTCTTCTTGTCCTCGGAAACTAGCCACTGAGCTGCCTTACGGCACTCGAATGACGGGAACAATGGGCCATCATCACGCTGTAGCCTGCTGGAGCTAGACCGATACAAAGCCCGGCGACGACCATCAACATAGATGGCCCAATCAAAATGAACCCACTCCCTCTCGATGCGGGGATATAGAATGAGAATAGCGTCTGTCTTTTGCTGGGTGCTCATAGTTTCATCATTCATCATTCATCATTCATCCTTTTCAGCTCCCCCCTCGTCATGGGGCGCAATCCGCTGTCGAGGAGTCGGCTCTCGACCAGTTCGGTCTCGATCCGGCATTCCTCGCACAAGGGGCCGATGCCGGGCTCGTGGAGCTTGGCAATCTCGGGGTGGTTGCACCCGCAGAGGGCGCACGGTGCGTCGATGGTCTCGGTGCTACTCATGGGGAAGAGGCTGTTGGGGCTTCTCGGGGATGACGACGGTCTCGCCGCGCTCGCGCTTGGCCTCGACGGCCATGATGATCTCGCGGGTGAGCACTGCCCGGTGATACTCGACGGGGCAGATGAGTCGGTCGCGGGTGCGCTCGTAGCGTTCGCGGAGCCAGCGGTCGCAGGCGTCGCCGACGATCTTGGCATTGGCAATCTCCCACCAGTTCCAGACTCCGGTGCCGGGCTCGGGCTCGACGGAGAGGGCGGAGCCGTTATGCCGGACGGTGGAGAGCTCGCTCAAGTCGATGGCGGGGGCATCCTTCATGCGGGATCCTCCACCCCATCGCTCTGACCGGTTGCTGGTGGCGGCGCTGCTCATATCTGCTCCCTGCTTGGCTCTGGCAGATGGCACCAGTGCGTTATTACGGAATCAATTTCCTCATCGAGGTAGGCATTCCACCACTTGTCTCCTTCATAGACGGCGATGAAGTGAGCCTCGCCATCCCATGCAAGGACGCAAAGAGGGCGATCAGGAAGCCAGTCACCGGCACGATGCCAGTCGTTATGAATCCTTAGCTCCGCCACGCGGATCGCCTGCTCGTGGACTTTTTTTAGATCACTCATAGCTACTCCTTGATGCGGTTGAGGATCTGAGCCCTGACGGCGGGAGGCAGCCCCTCCCATGTGGCGCTCTCCACGGCCTCGGGGTCGCTGTCGTCGTACAGCTCGACCAGGATGCGTCTCCATCCTTCGGGCTCGGGATCGCCCCCCCGTTTTTCTTTTTTCAAGAAGTCCGCGCCACGGTTGCTGGCCTCGGTGCGGGCTCGCTGGATCTCGCCGTTCCAGTTGGCGAGCAGGGTAGCCAGATCCTTGCGGCGGTACTCTCCGGCCTCGCCCTTGCCGGTGCCCTGGGCAAAGAGCCACTCAAGCAGGAGCCAGTCCTCTTCGCTGGTGCTCTCGACGACCCCTTTATTTTTTTTCCACGAACGGAGCTGGCTTGAATCCAGTTGAGTCGAGGGACGCATCCGGAAGAGCATCCGGGCTCGATTGAGGTGCAGATTCTTGTCGAGCAGATCAGTCTGAACGTCCCCCGTGGGGACTATAGGGGAACTAGGTAATAGGTTATAGGTATTAGGTAGCATTAGGGGGCCATCGTTTTGCTGATGGCCTTCGGTAGGGGGGCTATCGGGGGCCATATCCGATTCGGTAGGGGGGCTTTTCTTTTTCTTGCCCCAGCGCTTCTCGGCTCCCGCCTTCCCTGCTTCCACAAATTCCTTCAACTTAGAGAGTTCCAACTGGACGCGATCGTTGACGTAGCCTTTTTCGGTCTCGGTGAAGAACTCGGCAATGACGACTTTGACTTCAGCGACTCCGCAGCGGACTTTTCGCGCTAAAAGCGTAATATCAAGTGGCAATTCTTTTTCGCTCGTGTAGCTGAGATCGAGGAGTCTCCGGTAGGCCAGATCTTCCTTGTTCGTGAGGTGTGCCGTGTCGAGGCAATAGGCCGCAGGATTGAACTGATAGTAGTGCATCAGACAGCCCTCCCGATGGTGGATGCATAGCGTGGAGCGTGGACCCCTTCTTTTTTCAGGGCATCGCGCATGAGGAACCAGAACTGGCTCCACTGGACGGCGCTCATGGCCGACCGGGCTGATGCCGCGCCGGATTCCTCCCGATCGGCGAGATAGGAGTCGATGCTCCCGGCATGGCGGTAACGCCAGCCCATGATGTTGGAGAGCCGCTTCATTTTGCGAAACGAAGCCAGCGCTTCTCCTCCACGATGTAGAGACGGCCATCGGCATCGGCCTCCGCCTCGATGTAGGTCTTGACCCGGAATGCCTGGGCATCCTTGCAGCCGACCGTGAGTAGCTCATCCTCCGGTCCATGCATCCTGCGGGCCTGAAGGAGGTTCTTGTTTTTTCCGATTTTGGCGACATAGAGGCGGACTCGACGGTCGTTCCCTTGGTCGGAAGCTCCCGAGGTCTCAGGTGCCGTCTTACCCATCGGCCCAGTCGCCCCCCCTTTTTCTTTTTTGGAAGCGATTCCGGGCAGGATACGATGGATCAGCGAGGGTTTCTCCTCAGTGGTGTTGGTTGGTGTTGGTGTGGTGCTCATTTTAGTGAAAATTTTCCGTGAATGGATCAATGCCCCCCGGACACCCGGCGTGATTTTGCGGACCCCCTCCCCCCCTCTGTCCGCGTCCGCCGTGCCCTCGTGCTCGCTCCATCCGCGGTCGTCGCATCGATGGCCGTCTCGACATCCTCGACGCGCTGGTGGGTCTCCTGAGTCGCTGGCTGGCCATCCTCGACGGCCTCGAAGCTGGGCGATTGTGTATCAGAAAGCGTAGCAGGAGCAGCCTCTACAGAGTAGGAACCCTCTGAAACACCTGATTGCTCATCAGGTGCTGTCAGATTCTCACTGATTCCAGTGGGAACCAAGGCAGCAGAAGAGACACCAGGGAGGAGAGCCAGGCCGGCGCCGGGAGCGGCAACCGCGGCGGGCTCGGCCTGCACCAGGGCAGCGGGATCGTCGCTCTTTTGGGCGACTTCTTCCCCCTTAAAACCGGTAGCCGGGACAAGCTCCGCCTCTATGACCTTCCCGGAGATCATCCGGAGATAGTCCTCGTGAGTAGGACCGGAATCGGCGTGCTCTATTCTTGAAGTGGCTCCACCGCTCAACAGCTCCGCCTTCTCCACGGCGATTCCGAGAGCAATCGGGAGACTTTGAATGGGGATCTGATCGACTTCATCCAGGAGACGATCGGCGGCGAGTCGTCCGAAGGTGCGAAGAACCGAAACTGTTCTTTCTTTAAGTGTGGCTACAGCGGCAGATTCCCGAGCCATGACGGCGGCGACGGTGTGGTGACTGACCCGATAAGCCCGGCAGAGTTGACGAACCCCGAGACCTTGCCCGAGACCATCGACCAGCGCTTTATATATCATCGGACGGGATTCCATCAGCCTTTCAGCGGTGAACTCTCCACGGCGCTCCATCTCCTGATTCCCTTCCTCTTCCGTAGAAACTAAAAAAAGAGAAGGGGCGGCGGATTCCTCCGCGGCCACCTGATCCAGGAGTGAATGCTTGGAGCGCTTTGCCATGGTCAACCTACAAGTCGGCGAGTGATGAAAGCATCGAGGGCAGTCTCACTGATCCGCCTATCCTTCCGGGATAGGAACAAGACCTTGCCGAACTCACCGGCGGCGACATACCGGGCGAGCGTATTGAGGTGGATCCCGAGGCGGTCGCACACCTCGCGGGAGGTCAGCCAGCGGGCAGGAGTTGTAGGTGTGGCGCTCATGCTTTTGCAGCCCAGCGGCACGACTCCCGAAAGACATCCCGAGCCCTTACAGGGTCTGGTGTTAGTGTCTTCGTGTCATGGTTGACCTCTACCCTATAAAAAAAAGAAACGCCGGGATGGAGGGCCAGCAGCCAGGACGGGCGCAGCTTCTCAAGAATGACGCGGGTCTTCCTCGACGGCCAGACTTCCAGGCGCACCAGTTCCCCTGCGGTGCTCATTTTCTTACCCTCCGGTTGTTGGAACCGTAAAAAAAAGAAGAGGCGGCGGCAGAGAGAGGCCCGGAGAAGATCGCCAGGGAAAACAGGAACCCGAGCGCGATCAGCTCCAAGATGAATGAATGCGTGCTCATTTCTCAACCTCCTCATGATTCGCTTGCAATTCGGTTGTGCCACACTTTGCATCCAAGAAATCACGGATGGCGATGCGTGCGACATCGGAAGGTTTAAGCCAGTTTTTATCAGCTTCTGCGCGGAGTCGCGCCTTGAGTTCAACGGGGATTCTCATGGTCATGGTTGCGTCTAGTTGATCCGTCATGCGCCCATTTGTATCTTGCGTGTGCCACATGTCAACCACAAATAAGCGAAATTCTTAGTGCAGGGAATTTCCATTGTGGCACATTGGGTGCATGAAGAAGCGGGAAAGCACATTCAACTTCAGACTGCCAAAGGCATTAAAAGCCCGGCTGGATAAGTTCTGTGATGAGCGAGGGATCACCAAGGCTGACCTAGCCGTCACGGCCATCTCTGAGTTTCTCGACACGATCGAGCAGCTCGACCGGACCAACCTCCTTAGCCGCGTATATCCTCCACCACAACCAGAAACAGCCAAAGTGGCCGAAGAGCCCCCTACGAACACGCCCAGGATAGGCTTTCACGCAAAGAAGAACCACAACGGACCCAGCGCCGCCTTAAAGCAAACGAACCGAAGGGCAACATCGTAGAAATCGCATCTTACTTCTATGAAAAATGTCAAATACACTGCAAGACGGAATGTCATGCAATATCCCTTGATATTCCTCGGCATTCTGACCGTTGCCGGTTGCTACCCTGCGCCACGTTACGCACTCCATGAAACGACAGACCCTAGAAACGGCAACAAAATAACACTCCTGCTTGACACCACAAAAGGCCAAGCCGCCTATCTCGGCGGATACCAGACAACAAACGGCACTTGGCTAGTCTGGAGGGGGATTGATGATTTCAACCGCGCTTACAAATTGGATTTGGAACTCAGAAAGACTGAAGAAATGCTCAGAACCAACCCCGGAACGCCCTTAGACATTTACTGACATGACCAAGAAACCAGACCGCACGGGAAACGGACCAGGGAAGGGCAAGGCATCCATCAGCTCGACGCTATGCGTCGAAGTCCTCGCCGCGATGGATTACCTAGCCAAGGAAAGCGGACTTTCACGAGGAGGCTATATCTCCGCCGCAGTGACGGCCTCAGTCCTGAATGGCACCACGTTCCCCCGAGTGACAGGCACCGGGAAAATCCCACCGTCAGCCCTCCAGAAAGCCCGGAAGGCCGCCGAGAAGGACGACCGCAACCGCCCGCCGAACTAGATTCTAAGCCATTCCGCAGGCCATAAAAGATTTCTTAAGATTTCTCTTGCGTTCCAGTGAGATCCCGTGAGAGATTAGCACCACGGAAGAGCCGACCGACCAAACGGGCAAATTGAAAATGAGTGCATACATAGTCAATGAAAACCACATCATCTACCTCGTCGCGGCAGCCCTGAGCCGTCGCATCAACCGGGGATCCCACGGGAATTTCACCTGGTGGAACAACGAGGCCAAGGAAATCAGTCAGTACGACCCCGAGGCCGCCGCCGCATTTGCTACGGAGCTGTGGCAGGAGAACGTAAAGAGCGTCAACTACCGTTACCCTAAAGATCCGGCACCGATTGACCTCTTCACGATCTCGCCGATCAAGCTCGATGAAATGCTAAATTCATGGGACTTCGAGCCTGTCCAGGTACTGAAGGCCATATCCTGCCTTGATTATCAGAGCAGTGAACACCCCGAATGGGAGACCAGCAACGCCCATGCATTCCTTGAGGGTCTGAAAAACGCCGCAATTGGCTCGCTGGCGGGATACTCGGACGCAGCATGGGGATCCCCCAAGACCAGTCGCCAGCTCCGGATGGAACACTTTGCCACCGCCTAGCCATGAACCTCCGCAAAGTCAAAGACCTAGCACGCCGGGACCACCTGCGACGGCTCGCCTCCCTTAAAGAGCAACCGAAGGCCAGCACATGCCGGGCATGGATCGCCATCGTCAACAATCGCTGGCACTGGTCCGGTAGCGGATCCCTCCAACTCCCCAACCCCTTCAGAAACTAGACAACCCACCCACAACGCACCACACTAACCACAACAACCACAACAACCACAACAACACCCATGAAAACTGAATACACCCGCCAGCAGCTCCTTGACCTCATAGAAACCACACAGGGGGGCGTCTCCCTCGACTACCAGACCTCGAACGGCGTCCGGTCCACGCCCTTTAGACTGTGCAATTCAGAGGGCGACGTTCTCCTTTCCGGAGACCTCGACATGACTGGCGACGAGGAAGGATTCACGAGCGAGTTCACCGAAGCCCTCTTCAAAGAGTTCCGCGACGACCTCGTCAGCGTCACCGAATACTGGAACCTAGTGGCCGGAATTTAAGCCTAACCACTACAACCCACCCACACCCATGAAAATCCTCAACACCAACACCAACGAGATCGAGATCCTAACCTATACAGCCGGCACCTGCGCCGATCATCTGGGCGACATTACATCCGATGATCCCGGCATAGTCCGGGTAGATAACGCGGACTACGACGCGACAGCCAATCAATCCACCATCGACTGGTGGATCGACATGATCGACAAGATGGAAGAGAGGGACGGCCTAGTTTCCGACCTAGAAGCCAACCACCCCAACGAGGCCCAGGCGGTCCTCGAAGAGATGACTCAGTGGCACTCCGGGGGAGACATGGAGATGTCCGTGGAAAACCAGTTGAACTATTTAGGTCGAGCGCTGGCTGACCTAGAGCAAATCAAAACAGGCGGCCTCTTCCATCGGGGATCGAGTGCCCCTTACTGGTGGGATCTAATCAAGTCATCACGCGAGTCTACGATCATCATCGAGTCTGCCACCATGGGCTCATCCCCCAACAATGAGTTTTACGCCTTCCGCGACCGCGCTGCGGCAGTTGGTCAGATCAGGGAAACATTCAGCCGGCAGGCGTTCGTTGATAACTACACCTACCTTGACGATGCGGCGGAGTTCTACCGGACCGACGACCTCGATGCCACCGAGACCGACGATGGTGAGATCGTCTATACAATCCCAGAGGGAGCTAAGCCCGCTTCCATAGCCGAGATGATCGCCTGTGAAAGCCGATTTTAATGAGCCACCAGCAAGCAAAAGCAATCGCCGCCCAGGTCATCCGCGATCTGCTCGCCAAGTATCCGCCCGGACTCGTCGTCATGGTCATTCGAGCACTGACCAGGATGCAGCGAGCAAACCCCGACATCACCGTCTTCAGCCAGCCCCAGAAACCCGGCGCCACACCTCCCGAGAAACACCCACCACGGGAATAAACTACCAGCCCCGCCAGCCTCCAAAAGGTGTAGCAAAACGCGTAGCACGAGACCACTGAAAGAGAGAGAAAGATGATTACGAATGAGATGCTCTACCGACTGAGCTAAAGCGGCGTTACTCTGTGAAGGTTGACAATTCCCTCATTTCTCTCTGTACGATGCTACAAATCGTTCCCACTTGAACCCACCAGAGACCACCATTCTTAACCTGCTTGACGTGTAGCAGAACGTGTAGCAGGTTGGGGCGTAGCAAGGAACCATTACCATGAGCACCGCAGAGAGATCCGAGATCGTCGTTATTCACCGGGGCAAAAGCTACACGCTTTGGAGGCGTGGGGACAATCTCTATCTCCGTCTCCGTCGGGATGGCCGGGCAATCTGGAAGACCCTCGGGACCACCCTGAAAGATCATGCCGTCAAGCAGGCCAAGGTGGAGCTCGACCGGCTGGAGAAGAACGACTGGAAGAAAGCGCCCAAGAAACCCGTGACGGCCTCGACTACCGGCCTCGCCACCGTTGGCGAGATCCTGGACCGCTACATGGCAGCCGGGCGGGACATCGCACCAGCCACCAGGAATAACTACATCTCCGCCATGGAGACCCTCCTGCGAGTCGTCACCGGCAAGGATGACCCTCGAGTGCTCTCCTCCTCGATCCTCAGCGAGGAGACCCTCGATAGCTATATTGCCAAGGAACGAGCCAAAGGCCGACCCGACCACAGCATTCATGCCTCCATTACCCAGGCGCGGTGCATCGTGAGCCCGAAGGTCATGTCACTTTACAAGGGCCTCATCCTCCCGAACCTCGACGGCTTCCGGGCCAAGCGAGACTTCAAGGGCGATCGTGAAGCGGGATTCATTCCCCCCACAAGAGAAGAAGTGATCGCTTGGGAGAGCAAAGGCAATGAGCTGCTGAAAGCGCGTTCCCCTCTTTGGATCGTCTACGTCTTCATGTCCAGGCTGGCGCTACGCAACAACGAAGTGGCGCGGGCCAAGTGGAGCGACATCAGCGAGGGAGTCGAGTACGAAGAGGGCAAGCCGGTGAGCAAGCGCTACCTCCGCGTCGTCGGCCAGTACGCCGAGGCCATCCCGGCACCCGTCGAGATCAGCGATGACCTCTGGCAGCATCTCCGGACATTCAGGCCGACCACCTGCACCCACGAGATCAGCATGGACAAGAACGGAGATCCACTCCCCTGCGACACCTGCACCCATATCGTCCCGGCCAAGAACAAGACCGAGCGATTCAAGATCTGCGAACGAGGGATTAACGACGCCATGCGCGATCTAATTAAAGGTCGTAGGAAGATAGCCTATGAGCTGAGGCGCTGGGCTGGTTCACTCATCTACACGGTCCACGGATCCGACGCCGCCAGGGATACCCTCCGGCACGCCTCCGTTGTCACCGTCACGAAATACTATGCCAAGGAGTTGAAGGGAGTACGGAGCGCCAAGCCGAGCGATCTCCTGAATATCTACGGACTACCAGCCACCACACCACCACCAACCACACCCACCCCATGAAGACAACCACCACCATCCTAGCCACCCTCATCCTTGCAGTTTCTGCAATGAATTGTGCAGCCCAGGACTGCGATTTGGAAGATGTCGGGATCGCCACCATCGTCGGCGGACAGAGCACCGGCGGCGTCCAGCAGATCAATGACAATGGGCGGAATGCCTTTGTCGTCGGAGACGGGAAGGGATCCGGCGTCATCTACAAGGATCGAGGCCCCACCTACATCCAGAAGATAGGCGACGTGACCTTCATCGTCCCGACTGCGAACCCTCCCGCTGGCCAGCGGAACCGCCAGCGGTAACTACTAATTGTAAACGTTTTAGTAGAAGATTGGTAGATACCCCTAGCTCCAGCCCTAGGCTATCGGCTCTTTGCCCAGGCTGATTTCATCCCGTCGGTGATCCCGTTGATTGTGCGGACGGATCGGGCACCGGCGGCGACATCCCCCTTCTCGACAGCGGAGCGCATCGCCTCGATCTGTGGGCGGTAGATTTGACTGTTCCACTGTTTCAGGACAGCGAAGCGGAGCGTCTGCTGAGGCGTCCGCTTCTCGGCCAGCTTCTGGAGCCATGAGTATTCGCGGGTCGCGGTGCGGACATCCTCAGAGAGATCGACGCGGACCTGGGCGATTGCCTTCTCCTCACCGGCCACCTCGTCCCGGTCACGCTCAGACTCCCCGGCGTCGGTGATCTTCAGGAATCGGTTGATCGGGGCGGTCGAGGAGACGGCGAACTCCGAGACCGTGTTGCTCTTCTCATCGTAGCGCAGGAAGTTAGAGACACCCATCTTGTCGAGCGAATGGATGACCATCTTCTTGGCAGCGGGCCAGCCTCCCGCCTTCAGCTCGTCATCGGTCAGGATCGAGCGACCGCGGTGCTCGTCGATCGGATTCATCCCGGCGGCATAGGTGGCCCACTTGGCCGGCAGTGAGAGGAAGGGGTTGAGCGAGGGCAGTTCCCCTTGAGGAACGGCCATGATCTGGCCGAGGCCGATTCCCGTCTTCTCCCCCTTGAGCTGGCGGAGCGTCGAGGTCAGGCCGTAATAGACCATCCCATTGATGGCGCGGTCCACCTCATCGACAGGCCAGCGGAAATAGGCCGTCTTCGAGCCATAGTCACCCGTGGTCGTGGTGCCGACAGGGATCGAGTGGTAGGCATAGACATCGCGGTCGGGGATCTTCCGGAAGATCCCGGCCATGTCATCCCCGAAGAATCCCTCCCTGGCGAGGACCGTCATCACCGTCGTCAGGAATCCCCCGAAGAACAGATAGCTCAGGAGATAGTCGGCCTGCGACTTGCGCCCCTTCTCCCGTCCGGCGAGGAGCTTCATCGAGGACTCCCAGGAGCGCATCGTGATATTGATGAAGGGGAAGAGAATCCCCGGCGTCGAGATCCCGTTCCCCTTCTTCATGTAGTTAGGGACGCCCATGTAGTTGCGGACATAGGCGGCCGCCTCACGGGTTGGCCAGCCGAGATCCTTGGCGAGCACCTTGTAGGCCGAGACCTTGGGGAGAGCCTCCATGATCTGACCGGCAAACTGGATCGAGCGCAGGTAGGAGAGGACCGGCTTGACGAACCACTTGCGGGACCATGCCGGTTGATCCTCGGCCGGGAGCATATTGTATTGGCGGAGGATGTCACCGAGGGCACCGTGGGAATCGGCCGTCGCGTAGAAGGACTCGTGCGGCCCCACCATCGCCCCGTTCTGGAGCATCTCGATCAGGAGATCATCGGCCTGGCCGGAGATCCGGTTGACCAGGGGGGATGATCCGATGTTGACCGGGATCGCGGCCAGCATCTTCCCGATGGCCATGCCGATGGCGCTTCCGACATAGCTCCCCACTTGACCGGCGGCCACGGCCGCGGCGGGACCCCCGACGAATCCGATGGTCGATCCGACAGCGGTGCCGACGACGCCCCCGGCGGTCGTAGAGAGAGCCTCGCGCCCCTGCGGTTGGAGCATGGCAAGGGCAAGCTGATAGGCCTGCTGGCCGAGGATCCTCCCACGGGTCTTGTCCGGGGCATTCCGCATCGTGCGGAGCAGATCGCGCATGGGGGAGAGGGCGAGCTGGAAGGAGGGATTGTATTTGATGATGAGCGGGTAGGCGGCCGAGCTCCAGAGAAAGGAGAGCGCCTGCATCAGCCCGTCCTGGTGGGAGGGACTCATCGACTCGAAGACATCCGCATAGCGCTCCGGTAGGTGGACCCCGCGGAGCTTCCCGTCCACGCGGTAGGTGAGCGTCTTCCACCCCACCTCGCGGGTCGGGACCGGCACATTGCGGCGGCCATCCCAGCGCATCTCGGCATCCCGGATCATCCCGGAGAAGTTCTCCTTCATCCAGTTAAAGAAGGTAGCCTTGGCTTGATTGGATTGGGCGGCGCGGCGCATGGCCGCCATCTTCAGGACGGATTGCGTGTAGGGATTGGCGACCTGGTCGAGCGTCCCTACCTGCTTCACGATCCCGGCCGGGACATAGCGGTCGGCATACTTCAGCGGGGTGAAGGTGGCGTAGGCATCCTTGTTCGGGACCAGGAGCGTCTCGTAGATCTCCCGGGAGATGATCCCCGCATCGACAGCCTCCGAGAGGACCGAGAAGATCTTATCGTGAAATGCCTCGGCTGCCTGCTGGAGGGCGCTCCATTGCTCCGGTGATATGTCGGCACGCTGCTGGTCGAGGAGAGCCTGGGCGATGACGGGATCCTTGCCGTCGGGATTGGCAATGACCGTCCGGCCGGTGACTTCGATCTCACTCTCCTGCTCGCTGGCCTTGCCGACTTGGCGCTCCACCTCGATCCGCTCATTGGCGATGCGGTAGTTCTCTAGGTAGATCCCCAGGTCATCATCGGTCAGGCCGACGGATTGCAGGATGGGGGAGACCTTGGCCGTGATCTCCATGAGATCGGCCTGCACGCTGGAGTTGGCCAGCGGCATCTCCTCGAAGAGCCAGTCCATCCGATCCTCCGGCTTGAGGGGCTGGCCGGAGCGGCGCTTCTGGTGCATGAGCTCGATGGCTGGCTGGGCGTAGAAGTAATAGGTATCCTTGGCCCGCTCCCAGAGACGGATGGGTGACTTGGCCCATGCCTTCATGGCGGCGGAGCGCCGCTTGACCAGCTCGCTGGCCTTGGCATAGCCAGCCTTCGACTCGGCAAGCCGGGTCCGGTTGACGGCCTCGGGGCCCTTGGCTAAAAAGGTCTGGATGGCAGCGATGGCTTCGGCCACCTCCGGCTTCCGATCCACGAGGTCGAAGAATGCTTTCCAGAATTTAGGGGATCGGGCTTCCAGATCAGCCGGAGAGTTGAAGAGGACCGAGATAGCATCGGCATAGAGCTCTACGGCGCTCACACGATACTTGTAGTAGCTCGATTTCTTGCTGGCCGTCTCGGCACCGAACGGCTTCCACCAGTCGGAGAGAGCGATCAGCTCGGCGCGGATCTCCTTGTTCGATCCCCCTATCTCAGGAAGAAGGTTGCTCTTGAATTTGGAAAGCGTCGCCAGCCTGCCAAGGATATTCCCGCGCTTGAGAGACTCGTCGGGGAGATAGTCGATCCAGTGGCCGATCTCATGGGCGAGGGTCATGGCGACTGATTGGGGATTGGAGAAGAGAGAGGCGCGGAGGGCAATGCGTCCCTTGCCGACAGGGTAGAAGAGACCCAGCGACTTCATCCGGCGGCGAACCTCGGGTGACATGCCGGTGGCTTCGCGGAACCATCGGATTAGCTCGGGTGCCTCGATGGGGAGCACTCGGTCGGTGGCACCGAGGACCTCGGGCATCTCCCATCCGGGGCCTCTTGACATGACCGTGGCCTCCTTGGGGATGGAGGGATCGGCGGCAGTGGCTCCACGAGATCCACCCTGCGGGCCGTAGTCGGCGGTGCCTGAGAATCCCCCCGAGAACATATCCCCTTGATTGCGGTCGGCTTCCTCTTGGGCAAGACGCTGGCGCTCGGCCTCGGCGATCTCGGCGGGGGTCGGTTCAGAAGCTACCTGACCGGTCAGGCTGAAGGGCATGTCGGCAGGAGCAAAGAGATTCCCCTCCCCATTGGTGGCGATGTTGGGGGTAGCCGGTGCCGGAGGTGCCATCTCGGCGGCGGCCTGCTCGGGCGAGACGCCTGAGAGTTCGGCCATGATCTCCGGATCGGTGTAGAATGACTTGTACCTCGCGGCGAGCTGCTGGAGTTCGGCGACGCGGTTGAGGATTGCTTCCGGGTCTTTGACATTGACGCCCAGCTTTGCGGCGGCGGCGGGACGCTTGGCCGCGGACTGGACGGCGGCGATCTGCTCATTGATCTCGCGCACCTTAGCAGCGGCGGCCTTGGCGATCTCCTCACCCTTCTGTAGGGCGGCGTCACTGGTCCCGAAGAGATCCCCTTGGGATCCCTGAGCGGCCAGATCCTTGCTGGCGCGGATGTATCCCAGGTAGCCAGTGAGGGCATCCCCGGAGAGATTCCGCTTGGTGGCAGCATTGATGCCAGCCCGCTGGAGTTCGGCATCTCCCGGGGCTGCCTGGGCGATTGTTACTGCTTGGGCTTCTTTGATCCCTCCGGACTGGTAGAGCGCGTAGAGATCATCGCTCGCACTTTTGCCAAGCGCCCAGCCGGAACGGCCTTTCGCTCTTGCCAGAAGGCCTCCCGCTTCTGCTGCTGGCTGGTCGATGTTGCTGTTTCTGAAGTAGGTTGCATAGTCGTTGACCTCACCTTGACCATCGCGGATGTTGAGCTCCGCGTCTAGGGTCATTGCGTCCTGTGTTAGGAATCCATCGGCCTCCCGGACGACCTGCGAGGGGATGGATTTCTCACCCGTGCGTCGGGCCAGATCGAGCCGGTGGCGTCCGGAGATCACCTCCAGATTTCCGTTAAGTCGTTGCCAGAGAACGATGTTCCCCGTGCCGAGCCGGTTGTATTTCCCGGCCAGCTCGTTGCCTTGGACGACGCCGGTGGATCCGCTGGCATTCTTCTTAAAGTTGGGGACATCCTCCGAGAGGGTGATCTGATCGAGGGGCGTCTCGACTACGGGATATTCCGAGACGATCGAGCTGATCGAGGGGGTCTCGGGAACGGAAGGAATGACGGGTGCCGGAGTGTCGCTGGCCGGAGTCAACTCAGCCAAGTCATCGGCGGGAGCTGGCGGCTTAGCGGCGGATTGTTGAGCAAACCATTGTATATGCTTACCTTGCCTGATTTCCGTTGGCGTAAATTCCATTACAGGCTCGGCGCCATTTGGTAATATAAACTCGTTTGGTGTTGCCGGGGTTGATCCCAACCTGGCAAAAACCCGCACAACACCTGAATCGGTGCGTCCAGGATTAGGGGCTCCTATAGCTTGCGGTTGCTCCGCGTAATACGCTGCTGAATTTGGAAAGTCCGTTGCATAACTTGATGTCAACGAAGGATGCACCACTCCCGACAATAAAAATTGTTTGTTAAAATCCGCTTGCTCAGGGCTGATAGGGTTGCCACCGCTTGATATAGGTGGTCGGGCTCGGGTACTTCTTCTCTCTTCCCCAGAGGTGGTAGGAAGGCCGGGTCTCTCACTTTGGCCACCCATGGCGATCACGCCATCGGGAGTGTTGGCCGGAACGGCATTGTTCCGATCCATGGTGAAGGCCCCGCTCGGTGCATCCTCGATCGGGATCAGCTCACCCAGATCAGCGGGTGCCGGGGATGGAGGTTGTCCCGGTAGGCCCTCGACTCTCGACCCTCGACCCTCAACTCCCTCTCCGAGCGCCACCTCAGTCTTGAGCGCCTCGGGCTTGCCCAGGAAGGAAGTGCCCTGCATCCGCATGGTGCCTCGGGCGGCGGGACCATACTCACCCCGGACGGCGTCGGTGACGCGGAGCGCGGTGGAGACCGCCTCCTCATCCATGGGAGAGAGGGATTCACCGGCCTGCTTCTTGGAGACGAGTGACTGGATGTCGCCCATCTCATAGCGCTTGTTCTGGACGGTGAGCCCCGAGAGGAGCGCCCCCATGACGGCGGACTGGAAGGAGGACTGGAAGGTCGGGCCCTCTGGCGTCTCATCCCCGGAGGCGAGCGCCTGATCGGCCAGCCTCCAGGTGATGTCGGTGGCGGCACCGGTGCCGGCCCCGAGTCCGACGACCTTGCCTGCGAACTTGGCGGCTTCGAGCGCACCCTTGGTCTCGCGCACAAGCTGGATCCCCTTGATCAGATTGTAGGGGGCGGCGGGGGCGGTGATGGCGATGGAGGCCAGCTCACCGGCCGCATTGTATCCGGGTCGGGCCTCGCTGGCTGCGAGGTAGCTGGAGAACTCCGAGTCATTCTCGGCCAGTGTCTTGTAGAGAGCATCGTATCCCCTGCCTGCGGCATAGCCTCCCGCGATGCCTCCGGCGGTACCGGTGATCAGGGCGACGGGACCGGCAGCCATCCCGGCTACAGCGGGGATGGCGGCGCCACCCAGGAATCCCATCGTCACGGCTCCACCCCGGCCTGCTCCGTAGAGGAGGGCCTTCCCCTCGGGGGAGGATCCGGCCGTGGCCTCCAGATCGCGGCGGCGGCGTGCGGTCTCCTCGATCTTGGCGGCGTTGGAAGAGAGCTTGGAGAAGGTGGCCTGGTCGATCAGGCCAGCGGCGTAGGCAGACTGGACACCGGCTCCGTAGCGGAGGGGATCTAGCTCGATTCCGGCCGAGGTGACTTTGTAGGGTGCCGACTTCTCATTCCAGCGATTGGCCGGTGAGAGGGGGTCGGTTCCCTCGGGTGCGAAGCCCGCCTTGGCAGGATCAAGCGGAGCGCCGGAGCGGTCCACGGCGACAAGGGGAGGATTCTCCCTGGCGTCAAGGGGTGAGAGATACTCCAGCTCCGAGAGAGGATCGGGGGCGGCGGGTGCCTGAGCCTGACCGGACGCCTCGACGGGTCCGATGTAATCGAGCGCGGCCAGCTCGTCCTGCGAGGGAGCGGCCATGCGATTAGTCCGTGATGAGGACCTCGGCCCCGCTCTTGGTGCGATAGCGGCCGGGCTTCATGGCGCGGCCATACTTGGACTGGTAATCAGAGGATGACATGGAGAGCGGGGTGGGTGCCGGGGTGGCCTCGGGTGTTGGCGATGGCATGGGAGAGGTGAGGAAAGCGCTGTCCGGAGTAGGGACAGGAGTGGCCTGCGGCGTAGGAGCTGGGGGCTGGGCGCTGGGAGATGGAGCGCCAGCCAGGACCGAGGCGGGATTGAGCATGGCGTTGAGCTGGGCCTGCTTCGCGGCGATGTCCGCTTGACGGCCTGCTTGGGTCCAGTAGAAGCCTGATCCCGATTGCAGCTTGGCGATGTCGCTGGCCAGCATGTCGACTTGCTGACCCTTCACGGCATCCTCGCCGGAGCGGACGGGGGCCTTCACAGGTGATCCGGTCTGCTCATCCCATGCGGTGATCGCTTTGCCGGTCATCGTGTCGATCAGCTTGACCGTCCCATCGGCCGCGGTGATCCGCTCGAACTTCGGAGCGGCTTCGGCGGGGGCGACCATGGCCGAGTTGGGAGAGGTGCCGATCATCTGGACCTTGCGACCGTCGGGTAGGGCGACTTCCGTGGCTCCGGGGGTGAAGGCCGGGCGGGACTGCTTCACGGCCTCGCTCTGGTATTGCTTGTAGAGGGCGATGTCGGCCGAGAGTTCCTGCTTGGTCGGCCTGTATCCCGGCTGGCGGCCGAGCATCGTGCGGCCGAATGTCCGCAGGTCCATGATCTGAGGTTGGTCGGCCATGGCGATTAGTAGGTGAAGCCGTCCATGCTGCCAGCCGATGATCCCGATCCGGCGTTCTTGATCTGCATCTGGGCGTTGGCGTAGTTCTGGTACTTCTGCTGTTCGAGGTAGGGGTTGACCGTGGTGGCCTCGAATCCGGCTAGGATGCCGGTGGCCTTGCTGAGGCTTCCACGGGTGATGTCCCCATAAGTCTTGTCATCCATGATCCCGGCGGCGCGGTATTGGTCGGCCTTGCCCATGATCATGTCGAGGGTCTTGCGGTCCATGTCGGCCTTGCCCATGCCGTCGGCCACCGAGCCCGTGGCGGAGTTGACTCCGTCGGTGATGCCCTTGGCCATGGCGAGGGTGCCAGCGGCGGTGATCTGGCCGGAGTTGTCGTTGACGGTGGGGTTGTAGGCGAACATGGGTGGTTGGGAGCTAGGAGATGGGGCTGAAGGCTGAAGGCTGAAGGCTGAAGACTGACTGGCGTTAGTATTGGTAGGGGGCGGCGCTGGCCATTTCGGCGCGGCGGGCGTCCATCCACTTGCGCAGGCGGGCCTTCCAGCCGGGGCGGGTGGAGATATACTCGGCGATGCGCGGGCCGTTGGCGGCGTAGCGGCTGACGCGGCGGTAGCTGCCACGGGTGAGCAGCCAGTCACGGAACTCCATCCAGGCCGGATTCTCCTCGCCATAGACCTCGCGGGCGACCCAGCACATGGCGGCGGCCGATCCGATCTTGCCGACGGCACCGATGGCCGACCCTGCGATCTGACCCCACATGGCGTTGTTCGCGGCGGAGGTAGCCGCGTTGTTATTCATGGCGGAGTTATACATGCTGGCGGCCATGTTGGTATTGAAGCTGGAGACATTCCCGGCCATGCCGAGGGCTTGGTTATAGGTATTGCCGATCATCTGACCGGTCTGACCGAGGATGCCACTGCCGAGCTGGACACCGGTGCCGAGCGCACGCTGGTACGGGTCGAGGTTGACCAGGGCATTGGCCCCGCCGAAGCCGAGCTGGGCGGCATTCTGATAGGCTCCGCCTCCCTGACCGTAGATGTTGGCCGTGTTGCCGAGCATCCCGAGGGCTGCGGACTGGCGGCCCTGGATACCCTGCTCGCGGGTCTGGTTGGCGGCCTGGGCATTAGCGAGGCGCTGCTGGTAGCGGGCATCGGCGGCGGCCGCACGATTCAGGATCTCAGCGGCGGCAGCACCGGAGCCGACTCCGAGACCACGGGCGGCGAAGGCACCACGGGCGGCTTGGGAAGCATTGCGGGCTTCCTCGGCATTCAGCGAGCGGCCGAGAGCCAAGTCAGTGGCGGCATTGTCGTAGAGATTCTGCTCGATGGAGTTGGCACCGGCGAGAGCTCGGCCCTGAGCATCGAGAGCGACGGCTCCCGAGAGATCGCCGAGTGCATTGATCCGGTTCCCGGTATCGGCCAGGGCGGTGGCTCCCTGCTGGAGGGTGGTGTCGATGACTCCCTTGGCCTGACGGGTGTAGGCGTTATCGAGATTCCCGCCGATCTTTGCGACCGTCCCGAGCTGGAGCTTCTCCATCTGGGGGTAGTATTTGATCTGCGACTTGAACTGCTGGTCGACCGCCGCGCGGGCCTGCTCGTTGGCCGAGGCCATGAGTGCCTTATAGTCGATCGGCTGAGGCTTGTCGGGAACTGATTGTTTGGAGGATCCGCCCATAATGGTAGGGGTTTAGGCTGAAGGCTGAAGGCTGAAGGCTAAGAAGAATGCAGGCCGACTTTGCGGGCGAGGTGATCCCAGTGGTAGGCGTGGATGTTGTGCGGGCGATTGCGCGCGGCCCGATACCAGAGGACGAACTCGTGAGGATGAGAAGCCACTCTGAGGAACTCGGCTATTGGACTGTTGGACTGTTGGACTGTTGGGGAAGCAGCCGCCAGCTCGGTGAACCATGCATTGATCGGTAATCCCTGCGCCTCTGCGTCTCTGCGGGAGATCATTTCCTCGCCGGTCCAGTGACATTCCTGAGCTAACAAGAAGACCTTGGGAGTGGAATGAACCAGACCACACGAGAGATGCGCCCCGAGGACTTCCTCGAAGGGCGTCATGCAGTTGGCCTCCTGCCATTGTCGTGCGATCTCCCATGCGAGCATTAGAACTTGATGCAATAGAGCATCGCGATATTTGCAGGTCGGGTTTCGGTGGCACCAGCCGGAGACTGGCTGGAGGTGGTGAACGCGTGCTGGTGGCGGGCAGATGCCCCGCCTGATGTTCCCGCCGAAGGTGCATCGTATGCCCCACTTGCAGCATGGCCACCATACCCAGAAGACCCTTCAACAGCATGCGTATGATCAGGGGAGTCATTACCCGTCGTGCCCGAATGGGTGTGGCTGATGACACTATCGGCCTGCTTGGCTCCGAAGGTTCCAGCCGTGGCGACTCCATCCGATCCTGCTCCCCGCACAAAGCGGCCCCGCAGATCGGGAAGGTTGAAGGTGCTCGATCCGTCACCCACTCCGTAGGTCGTTCCCAGCGCCGTCCAGAGCGCCAAATAAAGCGTCCTGGAAACAGCAGTCCCGTCCGCTGCCAGCCAGCCGGTCGGGGCCGAGTTCATGGCAAAGGGCATGACGGCCCCTGTTGGAACAAGGATTACTGAAGGAGCAAACTTAGACTGAGGAATGCTTGCATCAGCAAGTTTTGACCCGGCAATCGCGGCCGTGGCCGAGACATCGGCATCGACGATCTGGGTGACAGTCGCGCTATCGACGAGCGAGTTGAGCTTGGTCGGGGTGACGACTTCGCCGGAGACGAAGGTGCGGCCTTTGGTGACGAGAGCCATGTAGATAGGGGTTTAGGCTGTTGGGCTGTTAGGCTGTTGGGTGGTAACTGGATCCAGTGGGAGGTGGGATAAAGGGGATTGGCTGGCTGTTTTGCTAATAGTCTAATAGTCCAACAGTCTAATAGCCTCCTGCATCACTCTTCCGTCCGCGTGCCGGTCTTCGGTAGTCCGTCCACGGTGGCTTCTGCGGTGATGGCCCTTAGAATCGGCCTGCCTGATGTCGTCCTCCATCTCAGATCCAGCATGTTTGCATTCCTGCGGATCGGCCCCTTGATGGTATAATCTTCCAGTGAGTTCCCACTATTTGTCAAGCTCAGGATCTCGAAATCTCCATCGGGATCGGTCGTGATGGCATCCATGGCGGCGCTGGCTCCGGCTGGAAGCACCACCGAGGAGACGGTCCTGGTCATCCTCTTGCTGGTGAGTGATCCGAACCCATAGCGGCGGGTGAGGAGTTCCCCTTCCACGACATAGGTGCCGCTTCCGGTCGGCTGGTCATCGAGCCCGCTGTCATACTGGTCGAGCAGGTAGAGCTTGCCATTGCGCGAGGCCGCATAGAGTCGGCGCTCGGTGCCATAGTCCGAGACCATGAGGTTGTCGAGGTTGAAGGCATAGACATCCCGACTCTCCCATGCCTCATTGAGCATATTGTAGATGAAGAGGGTGTTGGGCGTATCGGAGGGGAGGCCATTGGCCAGCTTGGTCGGCACGGCTAGGTAGTAGCGGTTGTTGAAGAAGACCCCGTTGGAGGTGCCGACGGCCGGGACATTGATGTCACTGAGCAGATCGGCGATCGGATCGGAGAGGGGCTTGGTATTGCCGCGCAGCTTCAGGTCGAACTGATTATCGAGCCGGTAGACCCCGCTGTCTGAGAGGAAGTAGACATAGACACCGGCCGTTGCAATCGAGCGGCGGGCACAGCAGCCGACTTCATTGGTGAGGAGCTGGAGCGAGGAGTTGGCCGGGTCGATCGAGATCCCATCGGCACCCATGACGGCGGTGGCCAGCCAGATCGACTTCCGGCAGAAGACGAGGACCTGACCCTCCGCATAGGGATGGAGGGCCACGATCTGATCGTTGCTCCCCGCATTGGCCCTGAAGCTCTTGAGCAGGGGATCGTAGGTCTCCGCGTCGAGGACATCGCTGATGATCACCTCGTCGCGGTTGCGGGCCATGAGCAGGGTATTGTTCGTGTAGGTGACGATGGAGCCCGAGGGCATCCGGCTAAAGGTGGGTCCTGCCGGGTGGGTGCCGAGGCCGACGCGGACGAAGTTCCCCGCGCCTCCATCCCAGACCAGGGGAGCGCAGACTCGCCGGGCGAAGGCCACGCCGGTCGAGGGGGTGACGGTGCCGGTCGGGACGGCGAAGGTGAAGGTTGTAGCCGTCGGGACACTGGCAATGAGGAAGTCGGCATTGTATCCCGCCTGATCACTGCCATAGATCCGGACCACCTGACCGGCCGTGTAGCCATGGGGCGTCGGCGTGGTGGCGGTGGCAGTGCCGGTCGTCTGCGTGATGGAGGAGAGGCGGTATTCAGGCTCATCCCGCCAGCGCAGGAGATAGAGGCGGTCGAAGGCTTGGATCATCGAGACATCATCGCTCTGTAGGATCAGCTCGGTGACGGGAGAGGTGGGATAGCTCTTGGTGACGAGGCTTGCCCCGTCGCGCCAGAGATAGGCGGCATCGGGGCCTGCCAGGACAATGTATTCATTGGAGTCGTCGAGTCGTGGCGAGGAGTAGAGACCGGCCGCAAAGACACCTCCCGAGTAGGTGGAGCGGACGATAGGTCCCGTCACCTCATCTCCGAGCGTGAAGTCGAGGACCAGCTCCGTCTCACCGGCCGCGATGGCATCGGCCAGACGCTTGGCTCCCTTGCGGGTCTGGGCAACGCCTCGGTCGAGCCGCATGTTGACCGCGAGCTGGACCATCCCCTCCTTGAGCTGGAGAGGATTGATGCGGGAGGCCATGCCGATGAAGCCGGAATCGCCTTCGCGTTGGGTGGGGTTGTCGAGGGGCATTTGAGAGGCAGGGGATCGGTGATAGGGAATAGGTGATAGGGACCGAAGGGATCAGACTACCGAGCCGCCGTTCTTCACCCGTTCGCGCATTTGGGCCATGGTGAGGCCGGTCCGCCATTGGATGTGTGGCTCGTCGATGAATTTCCAGTCCCCTCCCCATTCGAGGGTCGGGAAGGTGGCGACGATCTTGCCGATGTCGCGGTAGAAGGGGGTGTCGCCCAGGTAGCGGCCATCGGGAAGGAAGAGCCCGACATCGACGGCGATGCCGAAATTGTGATTGCTCTCGCCTCCGCGTGCCTTGGTAACGATAGGCCCCGGCGCGGTGCGGCCCTTGGCGTAGAGGGCATCCTGCTCGGCGTAGGTGCGGGTGCCGCTGATATACTTCACCTCCAGTCCCTTCTCCTGGTAGTGCTTCTTCAGCTCGATCAGGAGATTGGCAAAGGTCGGCTGGACCTTCAGGAGAAGGGTGGCGATGACCTTGGCGGAGCGGGGGTCGATCATCAGGGGAAAGGCGAAAGGCTGAAGGCTGAAGGCTGAAGACTGTTAGGTCAGAAGCAGAACGGGATCACTTGGTGACTCCTCGTATCTTCTCCCAGGAGCGAGCGCCGGTTAGACCGAGGAGGCCGAAGAGGACGGTGTTGAGCGCATCGTGATCGAGGGCGACGACGGGTGCGGGATGCTTGGTGAAGAGCGTGTAGAAGAAACTGAAGAGGGGCTGTCCCACGAACTGCCAGGCAAACGCCGAAGCGCAGACCCATCCCACGGCGGGTCTCCATGATGAGGCAAAGAGGTTACTGCTTGAGGCCTCGATGGCGTTGACATCGGTTTGCGCCTTGCTCATCTGAGCCTCCATATCCATCAGCTTGACGCTGAGTTCCGCCTGGATCTTGGCAGCCTGATCCCGGTCGGGAACAAACTTGTTCACGATCCCGCCGAGAGTCGTCACCATCTGTGGAATGTCCCAGGGCATGTGGATAGGGGAGGTTAAAAAGTGAAAAGTGGAATCTGAAGAGCTTCAGTCATTTATCATTTTTCATTCTTCATTTCCCTGAGTGGCGCTACGGACGGATCGTCATCCGACGCAGGGGGTTCGGACTCCCCGCCCGCAGCAAAGCATTGGATAGGTGGTTAGGCTGAAGAAGGATTTACCATGAAGAGTATGGAGAGCATGAAGTTCTGACCCTTCGGTCATTCATCATTTTTCATTCTTCATTCTTCATTTGCTGAGAATCCTGTCCTCGATTCGGCGGGTGCGCTGGTCGATCTGGGTCAGGGTCGCCATGGCGGCGGCCAGTACCTCGCGGCGCTGGGCGGCTTCGCTCTGGAGTTCCGAGAGTCGAGCATCCTGGGATTCGTTCAGCTTCTCGACCCGCTCCATCCGGAGGGGGAGGGCTGAGTAGAGGCTGAAGAAGGTGAAGAGGGCGGCACCTCCCGAGCAGGCGGCGACGGCCGAGAGGGCCAGCACCGCCGGGTGTGGCATGGGTGAGGAGGCCGAGGCCATCACTTAGTCCTGGTAGGCGACGACCGATCCCCCGTGCAGCTTAATCGAGCTGAATAGCCCGCTCAGGACATGATTGGCAGGATAGGTCGGGGCGCTTCCGATCGTGGTATTGGCGGCTCCGGTCAGGCTGCCGGTTAGCGTGTGGAACTGGGCCGCGGTGACGACCCGGATCTCGCGGAAGGTTCCGTTGACGGTGTTGGTGTCGGCGATGACTTGGCCGACTGCTGCTGGGAATTGGTCTCTGGCGGACATAGATAGGTAGGGGTTTAGGCTGAAGACTGAAGGCTGAAGGATTGATTCACAGGGATGAAGGGGATGAAGGGGATGAAGGGGATGGGTGATCGGGGATCGGGAATGGGTGATGGGTTATCGGGAAGAAATGGGGATCGGGTTGCAGTCCCTATGACCTATTTCCTATTACCTATTACCGGTCGCCTTTAGGCGACCCGTGCGCTCCAGCGCCCGCCCATGCCTCCGATCTGGAGGCCGATCTTGTCGCTTTCGCGGATCAAGTGGCCCTCGGCGCGGTATTCCTCGTTGTTGGCCTTGTCGAGCTGGCCATCCTCGCGGAGGGCGTCGCTGGCGACCGAGAGCTTGAGGTACTCGGCGAGGATCTGGGGGACCGGGATCTGTTTCCAGTGTGTTCCCGTGGGAGGGGTGACAGCGGAATGGGCGATCAGGGCCTCGTAGCAGT